AGGAAAGTGACGATGCGTTTACCGTGCCAGATGGCACAACCCTGACGTTCACCGCAGCACCGTCTAGCGGCACCGGCAACATATTTGTGATCTACATGGGCGTGACCGAAAATTCTATCGCTCCGGCGGAACAGAACAGGGGTACATTCAAGGGCGGCGGGATATTCCGCACCAACGCACAGAGTTTGACCTCCGACATAACGATCCTTGCAAGCGAGAACGCAAACGTGACAGGTCCGTTCACTGTAGCCAGTGGCGTGACCCTGACTGTTGAAAGCGGCGGGACATTGGTGACGCTATGAGTACGTTAAAGGCAGATACCATCCAGAGTACAGGCGGCGGTGCAGCTACGCTGACGAAGCAGACTGCGGCCAAACTTTATAGTCACGTTGACCAGACTACATCTTCACAAACCATTAGAAAGTCTTTTAATTTAAGCACGATTACAGATAGTGGTTCAGGCTATACAACATACAACATAACTTCAGCAATGGATGGCATATATTATTCCGTAACTGCGTCGGCCGGCAATGTTAATGCTTCAAATAACTGGGTCGACCGAATTATTTTGTTCACTAAAATTACAAGTGACTACAAGGTTCCTCCTACAGCGACATCCTTCACTACTGTGGTTACAAAAACTTCCGGCAGCAACGACGATTATGAACACGTATGTAATGCCGTTCACGGAGACCTCGCATGAGTACCATCCTTGTAGATACCATCAACGAGAAGACGACCAACGGCGGGGTATATATTCCAAACCATGTTCTTCAAGTTAAACGCACAATAAAAACCGATACAGGCAGTTTTGCATCCGCCAACACTGACACTTACGTCGATATTCCCGGCATGTCCGTCGCAATAACACCTTTGTCTACGAGTAGTAATATACTGGTGTTTTACTCAATCAACGTATCTCAAAGTACCACCGCGACGATACATGTCCGACTTTTGCGAGGGAGCACGGCAATCGGAATTGCAGACCAAGGCAACACAGAGCAGCTAAGAAACAATGTTATATCTCGACCGGACAGTTCTCCGTATGCTTACACCATCGATAACCTAAGTGGTTTTGTTTTAGATTCCCCATCATCAACGTCAGAGCAAACCTATAAGTTACAGGGAACTTTAGGACACACATATAACGGCACTTTTTATATCAACAGAGCAAAGAGCGACCAAGACCAAGATTATTCTGGCCGGACTGCTTCACAAATAATGGTGATGGAGGTTGGAGGGTAACCATGCAGCATGAAGCAATCTATGCGCTGTACAACAATGTTGTCACCATATCGGGGGATGGGGCAAATGCCGTTGCAAAAGATGCAAACGGGGCTGTTGTAGATTGGGATGCAACAGCGGTAGGCGCTAAGGGAACAGAATTACTGAACGCGCTGAAACTAGACATGCTTCGTGCAGAACGAAATCAACGTCTTGCTGATACCGATCACTACGGGCTGTCTGACCAAACAATGACATCAGAAATGTCAACCTACCGACAAGCGCTTCGTGACATTACAAAAAGTGCTACGTCTCTTGATGACGTAACATGGCCTACAAAACCATAAGGACAAGATATGGCATTCGGCACACTTAAAGCAGATACCCTGACGCACTCGACTGCGGGTTCGGTGGCTACTAATTTTGTGGTGAATGGTAGTGCAAAGTCATGGTTAAACTTTAACGGAACAGGCACTGTAGCTGTTCGTGACAGCTTTAATCACAGTAGTCTTACAGATGTTTCTGGCGGCAATTATACAGTTACCATGTCTAGCGCGATGAGTAATGCAGATTATTCTTTCAGTGGAAGCCCAGCAGAAAGTGCTTCAGGAGCAGGAAGCAGAGTAGTTAACTTTGGAAATAACGCTGATTCCGGTACCCTAGACCCGAATTTTACAACGACAGCTTACTCTGTGAACACTTTCTTCTGTAATTCTGACGCGTCAGAGTCTGATGTTACGTTCATTGCCAATCAAATTTTTGGAGAACTCGCATGACAGTGACCCCAGAGTTCAAAGGCACACATCTATGGGACCGGCTCTGCTGGGCCAAGGAGAACCTTGATGGTGTACAGTCAGACTACCGTGTCGTGTACGAGGACAGCGTGGATGAATGTGCAAAGATACTGGTGCCGGATCCCAACTGGATGGCCTGTGCCTTGCAGGGTGGGATATTGCCGCCGGTTTGGGTATACTGGGAACTAGCGAAGGACGAGGCACAGCCCGACTTCAAGAAACATACACGCGGCTACTTGCTGCATGACACAGAACCGATGGGGCCGATGACCGAAGAAGAGGCCATCGAGTACCTCATCCAGAAGGACGTACCACAGTCTGTATGGCAGTCGTGGGACGAGGGCAACCGCCCGAAGATGGTGATCTGTCGGAAGCAGCAGCTTCCGGGGACACGAGAGTGGAGAAACGCCTGGCGTATCTCTGATGAACTGGCAGCTTAGAGGAGCAGAAAATGCCGACAACTTACATCGTAGACAAGGACGGGAACCAGATCGACGCTTCCACGGCTACCGTTCCTTCTGACCGTCACTTTCGCGGTGCATGGTCCCTGAATGGCAGCGTCATCAGTGAAGATTTAACGAAGGCCAAGGAGATCTTCAAGGACAAGATCCGTGAAGTGCGTGGTCCTCTGCTTGAGGCAGAAGATGTCGTGTACATGAAGGCGCTTGAGGCAGACGATGCGGATGCCAAGACTGCTTCTGTAAACAGAAAAACTGCCCTGCGTGATGCACCAGCCGCAACTGCAATTACCAATGCCGCTGACATTGCGGCACTCAAGGCGGCTTGGGATACAGATGTGCTGGGCGACTCGCCTTACGCATAGGAGTGAGTTATGGCGCTGACAAAGTTACTTTCTGGTGGAGTTGACCTTACAGAAAACTTTCTTTTTACAGGCAGACTTGCTGGGGATATTCCTCATGGCGTTGCACAACATGATAATTCAACCTCTTTTAACTCAACGACACGCGCACAGGGGTTGGATTCATCGCTTTCTTCGTCAGATGTAACGGTTAGTACAGCAAACAATCGTCTCACCCCGACTGTTGCAGGAAATTACATTTGCGGTACTGTTCACGTTTTTTCCGGGAGTGCGTCTGCTGGTTACACTCCTTCTACGATTCTAAGAAAAAATGGCACGAGCTTTCAACATGTAGGGGACATTAACAACTATGCTTCGGGCCATACCGAAAGTTATTGTACAATCGGGCTTGCCTCGTTTAACGGGTCAACAGATTACTTTGATACTGCCCATAATCACAATGCTGGGACAACGATGACTTCTAACGGTCATGGTCGAACATTTATGATCAGGGTTAGTGACTAAATATGAGCAAAGCCATAGCATTTATGAAGGACGCAATCATGTCGCTGAACAGTGACATCATTGCCGTGAAGCACGATGCCTCGACTGATACTTATACCGCATACGGTGAGGGAGAGACGGTAATTAGCTTTGACGCATCAGCAGCCCAGACAAAGCAACAACAATTGCTGGCCGAAGATGGGCCAAAAGACTTGAGGGCAGAACGTAACCACAGGTTGTCTGAAACAGATTGGTGGGCATCTTCTGACTTAACAATGACCCAAGCCCAGATCGACTACCGACAAGCCCTGCGTGATATCACAGACAGTGCTACGTCGCTTGATGATGTGACTTGGCCGGAGAAACCATAATGCCATACATAGGTAAATCTCCAGAGTTCGGTGTTCGCAACCGCTTCGTGTACCAAGCTACGGCAGGACAGACCAGTTTCAGCGGATCAGATTCCGACTCACTGGTGCTGACATACTCTGACAGCATGTACATGGATGTGTATCAGAACGGTGTGCTGCTCAAGCCCGGCACCGACTATGCGGCTACGACAGGCACAACCGTTGTGCTGGTCACGGCGGCGTCCCTGAACGACGTTGTCGAGATGGTGGTGTACGATGCGTTCTCCGTAGCCGACAGCTACACTAAGTCCGAAGCCGATACACGCTACCCCTTCAAGGGCAACAACAGCATCATCCGCCTTAACGGTCAGACCATCAGCGCAGACATCACGATTGACAGCGATGAGAACGGCGTGTCGGCTGGCCC